AGGTCGGCAAGCACCGGATGAAGGATATTTTGGAGACCATGAAGGCCGTTAACCCTACCTTTGATGTGAATGCTCCAGGGGCTATAAAGTGGCTCGGTAGCCGGATGAGGCAGTTCTCCGAACAGGTATCGGGAACAACCTTCGACGAGATCGAGAGGATACTCAAGGAGGGATTTGCCGCCGAGTCCCCCGTGACGGAAATAGCCGAGACTCTGAGGCAGAAGTTTGATTCATGGGAGGAGTACAGGGCTTCCATGATTGCACGAACAGAGACGTTAGCGGCCATGAACCAGGCGGACATCGAAGGAGTACGGCAGACCGGTCTTGAGGATGAGCTTCTTAAGCATTGGCTTTCGGCAAGGGACGAGCATGTCAGGCCAACCCATCAAAGAGCGGATGAAGAATATGCTGATGGGATCCAGATGGATGAGCTCTTCAAGGTAGGTAATGATGAGATGGATGCGCCGCTTGAGGGGACTGACCCAGCAGAATCGATCAATTGCAGATGTACTCTCTATTATTCCGAAAAGGGAGAAGGAGGGAAGGTTCAGGCTATTCTCCTAAGACAAAATAAGATAGAACAAAAGAGAAGGACAGAAGAAGAGGCAAGAAAAGGGGAAGAGGCGAGAAAAAGGGAAGAGGCCCATGATCAAAGAGATGCCGAACGAATCAAACCTATCGTCTGGAAACTTGATGAACTTGGAAAGGGGCTGGGATTGATAGAAGATAGGGTTTTCGTCTCACTCCAGTCTGCGACAGAGGTCCTCAAAAGCAAAATTGAATCAGATGAAAGAATAAGTCTAAGACCTGATCCTCCGGTAGCTCCGATTGAGATTAAGATTGAACCTATTCCGATTGATCTTAGTCTGACCCTAAAAGAAAATCAAAGCAAAAAAAAGAAATTAACCGTTAAACGTGGAGAAGATGGAAAAATGGTCTCTGCTGAAATCGAATAAAGGAAGATGTCATGGCAAACGTATTATTTCCAAAAGGGCGTGAAGGGATTCTTAATGACACTATTTCAATGACGGGAGACGTGAGGGCGATGTTGGTTAGAAGTGCCTACACCTACGATGACACGGATAAATATGTAGCGGACATCGAGGTGGGTGGGACAAAAGATAATGGACGAACGGTAGCCCTTGGGTCAAAGACCTACACAGACGGCGTTTTTAATGCGGCCAATACGAGTCTCGTAGCCTTGGCAGCAGTAGTCTCCGGTGCCATCATTTTGTTCCAGCATACTGGAAACGATGCTACGGCCCAGTTGATCGCCTATGTCGATACTCCGGCATCCGGATTGCCATTCACCCCTGCTGTTGGGCAGACGGTGAATATAAACTGGGATACAGGAGCGAACAAGATTTTCAAATTGTAGGAGATTGAGATGACGGCTCTATTCCTGGGTTGAGGAGTTAATCATGATCAAAGAATGGCATTACAGCACACCATCTGAATATTCTTACGACGCTTCCAAGATAGAAGTATCGGGCGGGCTGGTTAAGCTGAAAAAAATTCATGAAGTACCAACCCCAGTTGGTTGGTGGCATCTTAATGAAGGAACTGGAATAGTAACAGCAGATAGTTCTGGAGGTGGGCATGATGGAACTTTGACGGGAATAACCAATCCTGTTTGGGCAGCTGGAAAATTAGGAGGATGCCTGCTTTTTGACACGCAAGGGTACGTTTCAATTGCCGACAGTCCCGATTTGAATATCGTAGATTCGATTTCCATTGAAGCATGGATCAACGCTTCTGACCAATCAGACTACAACATATGGGTTGGAAAAGGCATAAACGATTCTTATAGGATTAGCACAGGATCCTACGGAGAAGCGGCAATTTCTTTTGTGTATGGTGGCTCGGACTTTCTTACCAGAAATGTTATTGTTTTTAACACTTGGCAACATATTGTAGTTACTTATGATCGGGCCACAACCACCGCTATTCTTTATGTTGACGGAGTTGCGGTAAACACAGATATTAATTTTAATCCGACAGTGACCGGGAACAGTAGTTCCATTGGAATAGGAACTTCTCCAGATCTGTTTGAGTATGGGAATAGTTTTAGAGGACTCGTTGACGAGGTAGCAATTTATAATAAAGCATTAACGTCAGATGAAATAACAACTAGATATAATTCTGGAAATGGAACTGGAGCTCTTGTTCGGTATAACGGGCCACTTCCAATGGGTTGGTGGCATTTTAATGAGGGAAGCGGAGAAACAGCAGCAGACAGTTCTTTCTACGGGAATACTGGAACGTTACAGGGTAATCCATCAATACCATCTATGCCTTTGTGGGAACCTGGAAAATTAAATAACTGTTTAAATTTTAATGGTAACAGCTATGTCTCTGTTGAACATAGTGCCAGCATGAACATAACCGACTCTATCACGATCATGGGTTGGGTCAAAATTCATTTCGATGGAGCCTATAAAGCAATAGTCAGTAAAGATCCGTTTTCTTCTTATTATTTGGGCACTGGGGATGAGGATGAGTACGCCATTTCTTTCTTTTACGGGGGGTTGGAATTTAAGATTGGTGCTGTATATTCATTAGACACGTGGCATCATATCGCCGTCACGTTTGATAGAGCAACGACAACGGTTGTACTTTATGTTGACGGGGCTACTATAGCAACAAGCACAGATTTCAACCCTACAGTTACAGGAAATGAGGGTTTGATAGGAATTGGAATCCAGCCATATACAGATTGGGATTATGTTCTCGATGGTTTAATCGATGAATTGGCAATTTTCAATCAGGCAATAACAGTTGAAGATGTTTTGCGTAACTATAACGCTGGAAACGGAACAGAGGTGATTGCCTCTGTACTGTACATAGATACAAAACCGTTTGTTCAACCTTCTGCGTTATTCCATCCCGCAGGGATAAGGTCATGTGATCATTTTTTAGAAACGTTAGGGGCCGGGAATCAAGGGCAAGTAAAATATACGATATCTAATGATGGCATCTATTGGTTTTATTGGAATGGTTCTGATTGGGTAACGTCAGACGAAGACGAGAACTATAATACTCGGGCAGAAGTAGAGGCAAATATATCAACGTTTTCAGTAGTTGATGATTTTACGTTTCGTGCTTATTTAATTTCAGATGGAACCGAGGCTGTGGAATTAGATAAAAATGAATTAGGCTACAGCGATACGACTCCATTGGTATCAGTCTGGGATGAATTGGTTGTGGATCATGCTGTACCCGGTTCTTTTGGAGTGAGAATTGACGCATCCATTTCGTCAATATTAGAAATTTATGAATTATACGGACTTGATCCCACCAAGCCGTTGGTAGTTAGTAAGACAAGCAGGCAGGCAGGCGAGATAAATCAGGGAATTTCAACGGTTGATGAAACAACGACTGTGTTGAGGCTGCCATGATAAATACGTATTGTTTATCCGTAGAAGGAGTTGGATTCGGCTCGTTTGCGGTGGCTACACTTGGATTCCTTGAACTCAAAGTTGCCTTAACTATTAATATGGTGGGGATTGAGTCTAAGGAAGCATTTGGACGGCCAAAGATTCGTTGGGCCGAACCAATACCAGCATATATTGGACTTAGACGAGTCTATATTCCTCATCCAATAGAGGTTACGTTAAAGAGTATTAAGTCTGTAGAAGCTTTTGGACGGCCTGAAATAAGACTTAATCTCAATGTCCAGGGTATTCAATCAGAGGAAGTTTTTGGGCAATCCCGAATATGTCTTGATCTTAAGGTCCGTAATATTCGGTCAATCGAAAAATTTGGTAAACCGATTACCGTTGCGGATAGAGGGTTTATAGAAAATTTGGAGGAGGAAGAGGCATTAACCTTATTCTTGCTGGCAGCTTAAGGGGATATTTTGAATTTAATTAAATCCAGGGAAAAATTCTTGAACCATTTCAACGTACTATTCCGAAAAGGAGAAAGGTGATTAACCTATGAAAAAGATGATTTTGGCATTATTGCTTGTATTTATTCTCGCAATTTCGGTGATGTATGGATATCGCTTCTCTACTTCGACTGCCCACGGGGCCACCACCTACTACGGCTTTTTCAGTTATGACAGCCGTACGGGTACGAGCAAGATATACCTGGCCGACAACACCGAGGTTGGGTACATGGACTTCGACAGCAAGAATAATAGGACAAGGATCTATTTAAATTCGGCCCTATTGGGACTTGCTCCTGCCGACGCTCACTATGTGACGACAGAAGCCGAATCCGGCCTTTCCAACGAGGTTAATCTCGGATTTCTGACCTCCGGACTTTTGAAAATAACTGTTGCAGGCGGAAAGGCAACGGTATCGGTAGCCAGTGCTGGAACCGATTACGAAGCCGCCTCCGCTCTTCTTGGAGATATCGCCGGAATATCAATGGCCAAGGGGTATACACTTTATTATAACGGAACAAATATCGTTGGATTAGTTCCCTTAACAACCAACGCCTTTTCTATGGGCATGAATGGGACAATCCCTAGATGTTTTGCACTTAAAAACTTGAGGCCACTTTGGAAACATGAAAATTTATCTAAGTGGAAGACACTAATAAAACCCTTTCAACCTGCATTAGCATTTTAAGGAGGAAAGTTATGGATATTCAACATAAAATCTTTAGTGCAGAAATCAAAAGCTTTGAAGATGAAAAATTAACGCTTACACATTTTATAAGTACAGAAAATTTGGACCGCGGAGGTGATATAGTTCGGGCTTCAGGGATGAAAATAAAGGGTAGAGTCGTTGTCTTGCTTGCGCACGGGTATACTTCCGTAGGCCAGATACCAATCGCCAAACCAATAAAAATATGGAAAGAAGATTTCAAGGGCATCCCTGGCATCATGGCGGAAACTCAGTTCTACGACGGAAGTTCTTTGAACCCTCCAGACAACACGGGAAGACGCCTATATGACATGGCCAAAAAAGGATATCTCGTAAATTGGAGTATTGGATACATTCCAATTAAATGGGAATTTGTAAAAGATAATAAAGGCAATGAGATAAGGGACCTCAAGGAATGGGAATTGCTCGAATATTCACCTTGTGGTGTGAGCATGAACCCCGACTGCCAGAACGTAGAGAAGTGCGGTAACTGCCAGAAAGAGGCGTGGTTCAAGATACTGCCAGAGAAGTTCGATAAGAGAGAGTTCAAAAGCTACAAATCGGTTGACG